AAGATCCTAATTCAATCTTATAAAGAAATAAAGGAACGGCATAAGTATTTCCAGAATTATAGATTAAATCATCCGCAACTGCACGGGGTTTTACTCCATTATCAATCTTATACTTATCCCCACGAACATGAAAATTAATAAGTTTTTGTGCATGATAACGAGTAATCAAATAGCAGGCAGTTGAAAAATCATTCACAAATCTACGATGCATCTTCATATGAACTTGCGCAGGATTAATGATTGCAAGTTGAACTACGTCATAAGAATATGGAACTTTAGAGAAAAAATCTTTCCAAGTAAATCCCCAATGTTTAACAGTATCCAAGTCACAATCATCCTCCATAATCAAGGCACAAGGTGCATCAGAGGTATCTAAGAAGTGCTTGAGTGCCTTCAGGTGCGATGTCACACAACCTACCTCACCAGAAGACATCATATCAGGATAGCGCCCTTTAAGAATGTCTCCAAGGTCTCTATCGTCCCTACCATCATAAGCAGAGATTCGAGTATAATCTTCAATTTCCCAGTATTTAAACTGATTCTCCATATACTCTGCTCTTTCTGGTTGTTCGTCCAGATTAAGATAATAAATGGGTGGAAGGCCCTTGAGTTTATATGTTGATTTATTCTTATCCATTATAGTCTTCGGGAACTTGGAATGATGTATTTTCTTTGAGGCATCCTTGCCATATTAAATTATATACTCTTTCATAATAATGAGATTCAATTGGATCCTTAAAATAGTCAGTATAATACATCATTTTTTTATAAAAATTTTTACTATACTTGAGAATATTTTGTTTAGGAACAGTAAAGTTTGCTCCTGGGCAAAAAGATAGATAATTTGGAATTCTACCTATTTCAAAAAGATCTTCCAAAAATTCTTTTTTATTTTTAAATCTACTATATGATTTGAAAGGTCTTTCAATTATTTCATCATAAAAATTAGAACATTTATCATCATCTTCTTCAGAAATTGGTATTATTAGAGAAGAATCGTTTACATAAAATTTCTCTCCCCAGGGTTCATAACAATTTTCGCCACCACTTCCTATAGGATCATTGTCAATAGGAACAAACCAATTTGCAGTTAAAGCATATAAAAATCTTTCCCTATTCGTATAAGTTCTCCATGTAATATTACCCTTGACAAATATATTAATATCGGCAAGATCATCATAATTTTCCACGATATGTTTGCCAATATCATATATGTTAGATCCCACATTTGGAGACTCAATAACTTTACCCAAATGACTTACATTAGGTATATTGGATGGACTTCTTTCATATATGTAAATATTATCCGCAGTAAATCCATAATCATCCAAATCAAGTAACCATTCCAAATCATGATTTGAATGATTACTAACAATCAATCTTTTTGTCAATTGCATTATTTTTTTACAAATAACTGTACTATTTTTTCTATGTATTCTATCATAGAATTGGTAATTGTGGGGGAGCATCCCAAGAAAAATACCTTACTCAATACCTGATTTGCATTGGGATATTTACTTGCATCATCAAGATCCTTATATCCAGGATGAAGAAGAATATTTCCAGCAAAGTAATTACGAGTTTGAATTTTATTTTTTTCCAAATGAGCGACTAAGGATTCTTTCAATTGCTTGGTTTCGCAAATGATAGGTACACCAAACCAACTAGTTTCTGCTTCTGGTCTCTCCCCAACAACTCTTACACCAGGAATAATTTCAACAATATTTGCAATCGCATTCTTATTTTGTCTACGAATACGATGAATATCTTCAAATTTAGTAAGTTGAACAGATCCCAAACCACCCTGAAGATCAAGGGGCTTTAGATTATATCCCATGTTAGAGAAGATGTACTTATGGTCAACAATTCCATCATATCCTTCCAACCAATTATCAAATCTTTTTCCACAAGTTCCACAAGAAAGTAGATTTTGCTGACCGACACAATAACAATCTCGCCCCCACCAAGCAAAACTGCGAGCAAGATCCACAATCTCTTTAATATTAGAAGAAACCATTCCACCTTCTACAGTGCAAATGTGATGTGCTGGATAGAAAGAACAAGAAGCAGCAACGGCAACATCGGTCAAATAGTTACCTTTCCACTTACTACCAAGACTATCACAATTATCAGCAATCAAATGGATATTCTTTTCTTTACAAATGTCAACAAGTTTATCAATATCATAAGGATTACCAAGAACGGGCGAAGAAATAACTGCCACGGTTCTGGAAGAAATTTTTTGTTCTACTTGATTCAAATCCCAATTCAAATCAGACCAATCAATATCGACAAAAACTGGTTTCAATCCATTTTGGACAATAGGAGCAACTGTAGTAGCAAACCCACAAGCACAGACAATAATCTCATCCCCATCTTCCCAACCAAAATGTTTCTTAAGTGCTGCAATCATTACAAGATTAGCAGAACTACCAGAATTAACCATTACTGAATAATCAAATCCAAATTTTTTGGAAAATTGCTTTTCAAATTTATGAACTTTCTCTCCAGAAGATAACCATTTTCCTTTAAGAATAGAATGAATCATTTCAGTAATTTCTTCATCATCCCAATAAGGACCCGAATAATAAACAGAATCAGTTTCAGGATTAAAGTTTTTTTTGTTCGCTAAGAAAGGAAAAATATCACTATCAATTTCCTTCGTGGATTTAATAAATTTATCAATTAGTTGATACATGGTTTTTTAATTTCAATAAGTTTGTATAATATTCTATCATATTCAATAACAGAATTTTACATATTTTTCCATTTCAGTTGAGAGATCTTTAGATAATGGTCTAAATTCATCACTTAATAATTTAAGAATCTTTTCTTCATCAGTAATATGATGTCCACCAAAATTTCTATCTTTATCACTTTGCGATATTTTATGCTGAATCTGAGTTTTTCTTTTAATTAGGTTTTCATTCATGGGGGCAAGTCCATAGTAAAAAACCATAAAATCTTCAGACACATGAGTATAATCGTGAAAATGCCTACCAACAGGATAGTTTAAAATTGGATAGTTATGTAAACATCTCATTCCCCTTTCAAAAATACTGGAAAGATCTAAATTGCGATCATTATAACTACATCCAAATGAATATTGCTCATGCAATGGTTTATTTTTATCTGGTTCTGATAAGTCTTGATTGTCAACAAAATATAAGCAAGGAGCTAAATGAAAATAATTTTTATCATCTTTCAAAGATGAAAAATCTCCATATAAGAATTCAGGTACATTTAAACAAATTTTCCATCCCGGTATTTGTTCCTCATAATACATGACTTCCTTATCAACTTCAATGGCACTAAATTCTGGATTAATGGAATCAACAATTTGCCAATCTGGGCAAATATCCTTAATTATTTCTACAGATCTATCAGTAGAATTATAGTTGATCATTAATCCATAATCAAAAATTTTTTTATGATGCTCTAACCACCAAGGAAGAAGATATTCTTCGTTATAAAAATGGGTTATAATACTTTTCATAAAAATTCGTTGAAGTTAACATCAATTTTACATTTTTCACACATGCCAGTTTTTGGAGATTCATCTTTTAAATGTTCTCTCCAATAAGTATACTTATCACCACTATAGATATTCCACAGTTTATCGTCATCAACATTTCCCATAAGAGCATCACTATTTTCAGGAACATCTGATCTAGAATTACAACAAACCATAATAGACCCATTGTAATCAATATACATGTTATTAAATGGTTGAACACATGGTTTTGTTCTTACATATTCAGAATTAAAATCACATACTTTCTTTGTTCTTCCAGTTCCTTCAATACTAAAGTTCCTTGCTCTTAAATGTACGACTATTCCAGGAATATGCAAATCATATTCAATACGATGATCTTGAATATCACTTATGACAGAATATTCTACACCTAACCCACTAATCTTTTTATTCATCCTATCTTTCATTTTGGAATGATCATACAATTCATCATTTCCCAAATATTGTTGAATGAATAATTCATTAAGTCCATTATCTCTTAATTCATGAATATAATCAAGAGTAATATAATCACCATTTGTATTTGTTCTAAGTTTGCAATTTGGTAAAATTGATCTAGCTTGATTGATTCTCTTTACAATAATGTCTCTATGAGACAAAGGTTCATTATACCTACTATATGTAATTTCTTCCTGATAATCAATTTCTTTTAATTGATTTAATATATTCAAATATTTTTCTTCAGGCATAAGATTATTAGTGCTATGCCTATCGATATATGAATTAGGACAGTACCAACATTTTCTATTACAAAAAGAAAATACTTCTATTTCTATTAATTTCAGTTGATTCTTAAACCACTCTTTATTATTCATAAATTTAATTCATTTAATTTATATAGTATTATCAATTAAGACACAATTGTTCAATTCCAACGCTAAGAGAAATATTTGGTTCAAAATTAAATTCTTTTAATTTTTGAATATTTAAAGAGAAATTTTTTGCTTGAGTTTTTGCATAAAATTCCGGAGTTTCTATGGATAGAATTTTACTTTTAGAATCAGGTAATTTATCCACTGCCAGTTGAATTATATCACAAAAATATTGTGGTTGTCCAGTGGCAATATTGTATATTTGATTTTCAGATCCACTGTCAATGATACATTTAATTGCCCTAGAAACATCATCAACGTGCATATAATCACGAAGAACTAGTCCACCTTCATAAAGTTGAATATCTTCATTATTTTTCAACTTGTTTATCAAAAATCCAAGAACATTCTTTTTGGGTGAAACTGTTTTATCAGTTCCATACACGTTCGCAAGACGAAAGATGCGATACTTACATCCAAAAGTTTCACAGAATGAAATTAACAATTGTTCTGCCGTCCGTTTTGTGATTGAATAAAATCCTCTAGGATCTGGAAGATCTGTTTCCTTTGCATCTATTACATCTAATCCATAAACAAATCCGGAACTGACAAAATTAAATACAATATCTTCATCCTTACAATACTGCAGAACTTCCATAAAAAGATTCAAATTAGTATTGATATCCACATGAAGATCTTCAAAGACATTATAATTTGTAGTTGTACTAATAAAATAAAGAATATCTTTGGATTGTGGTTCTCTAGAGTCTCTAGGAATTTTAATAACCTGATCTAAAAAAAGATTACAAAAAGAACCTCCAATAAATCCAGTTCCACCATAAACAGAAATTTTTTCAAACATATTTTTCACATTCCTCAAATGTTTTTCCTTTTAAATCTTTTTGAGATAGAATGGGTTCTTCATCTGCTCCCCATTCAATTTCTAGATCTATATCATTCCAAAGAAGAGTCCTATCATATTCTGGATAGTAATAATCAGTTACTTTATATTGTATTTCTGCACAATCACTAATGGTATAAAATCCATGAGCAAATCCAGGAGGAACCCAAAGTTGAATATTATTTTTATCCAATTTGATTCCAAACCATTTACCAAAAGTTTCAGAACTTTTTCTTAAATCTACAATCACATCATAAACTACACCAGAACTGCAACGAACAAGTTTTCCCTGAACATGTTCAATTTGATAATGAAGTCCTCTCAAAACTCCCTTAGAAGATTTAGAATGATTATCTTGAACAAAATTACTTACACCAGTAATTTTTTCAAATTCCTTCAAATTAAAAGATTCCATAAAGAATCCTCGGTCATCTTCAAACTTTTCGTTTGTGATAACATAAGCATCTTTTAGATTAGTTCCTATTGCGTTCATACCATTCAATTGTTTTATCGAGTCCTTGCTCTAGAGAAAATCTTGGAGACCATTTCAATTCATGTCGAATCTTAGTAATATCTGTAGAATAACGACGATCATGCCCTGGCCTATCCTCCACATATTCTATCATATTTTCCTTCATATTCATACGATCAAGAATCATTCTAACTAAATCAATATTCTTGATTTCACACTCTCCACCAATATTATACTTTTGCCCTATTCTACCACGATTCCAAACTTCCACAAGTGCCTCACAATGATCCTGCACATACAACCAATCACGAACTTGCTTTCCATCACCATAAACAGGAATCTTTTTACCTTGCATCAGATTTGCAATTGTCTTTGCAATCATCTTTTCAACATCTTGTCTAGGTCCATAGTTATTGGAGCAGTTTGTAATGATTGTAGGCAGACCATAAGTAGTATGATATGCCATCACAAAATGATCACTTGCTGCTTTAGATGCTGAATAAGGATTTCTTGGAGAATAATTTGATGATTCGGTAAAATATCCTTCTTCTATAGAACCATAAATTTCATCAGTTGAGATATGCATAAATCTTTCAACTTCATATTTCACAGATAGATTCAAAAGATTTACAGTTCCATTAATATTTGTATGAATGAATTGAGAACAATCTTTGATTGAATTATCTACATGACTTTCAGCAGCAAGATGGAAGATTGTTTTTGGTTTATGCTTTTTAAAAATATATTCGCAGTTATGCTCATCAACAATATCAGTGGCATAAAACTTCATTCCATCAGGAACATTATTCCTATTTGCAGCATAAGTCAGTTTATCAATACATATGATTTCTTCATCTACAGTTTTAATTAAATGATGAAGAAGATTACTACCAATAAATCCTGCGCCTCCAGTAACTAAAATTGTCATGATTGGTCATTTTTAATTGAATATTTTTCTAAAATTTCTGGAGAATATTGTTCTATTATATTTTCTTCCGATTTTTTCAATCTTTTTTGCTCTTCAAGATGATGAACTCTATTTCTAATCTCAGTTGAAGAATATTTATGTCTTCTTAAATGAAAAAATAACTCTATTCCATTATCAATACAATATTGTTTTCCAGTAAAATCTCTGTCTTTATATTCTTCACTTAAAAATCTTATATGAATTGTTTGAGATTGAATTAAATTA